AAACCAGTAGAAGGTCCGTCAATGGTGACTTTATCTGCGCCGTTGATTTTTCCTGCTCTGTCTAGATTAGTAAAACCCATTATCCTACCCCCACTGATCCTGACCAGTTATTTTCTAGTTCTGTCGTACTAACTGTTGTTATTCCTGCAATAACTGATGCTGAAGCTTCATTGAGCCCATCATCACTCAAAAGATAAAGTTTTATTACTCTAAACTCTGCTTCAAAACTCTCACCGTTATTAAGAACAGCATAGTTTGTATTGACGGTGCCTTTTACACCTTCTGCAGAGAACCCAAAACGCAAAGGAACATTTGGGGATGACGCAGCGCTTGTATTTGTAATAACAACAAAACGGGTCACATTTGGAAAAGCAACCTCATAAGGTGTTGAAGACGATACAGGGATCGTCAAAGAACTTGTAAGATAAGGTATTGCTGACGCTTGATAAGATCCAACATTACCTAAACCACTTCTATAAGCAAAATTAGACATCACTATAAATAGTAGGTAAAAAAGAAAAGGCGAACCCTCCAAACGGGGGGTTCGCCCATAGAAACAAGGGATTTCTTACCTTACTTCACAGTTTCCTGCGGTTTGGACGACGAGGCGACACATCTGAATGAAATAATCTTCTTTATAACTATTTTTCATCCTATTGATGTCTTTATGAACATACTGTATGTTTTCTCTCGTGTATCCTTTGTTGCTATCTATCCTATCCAAAGACCAAGTATCTTCATCTAGTTTTAATCCGGTTAGAGCACAGATAAAATTGCTTCTTTCTAACTCTTCATTCATAATCTGAATGTCGATCTCAAAAGGAATACCTCTTTTCTCAGCACTGCTCTTGGCTCTATAAAATCTTTTGCCTGATACAAGACCGTGACCTGACCAAAATGGGTTGCCTTCACCAAGCTTATCTTCTGTTGAGCACTTGTAGCAACGAGTGGAAATTCCTTTTTCTAAATTATAGCAATCAACATGTTTTTCTGCACCACACGAACATCTACATAAAAACTTATAAGTAGTACTTTTTCTTTCTTTGTTTTTTAGCACTCTTAGTGGAACAGGATCTAAAAGTTCCCAATCGCCAAATTTGTGTCCTTTTTCAAAAAGACCGTTATACTTTGTCTGACCTTTTGCCGGCATAAAAAAACCTCCTTTTGTAATAAATAGTATAAACTTTCTTTTATTCTCAAAAGGAGGCTGTTTTTTATGCGTGCGTTATTAGGTTATTTCACAATTTCCTGCGGCACAAGCCAATTCCCCTGAGAGATCGGTGTTATCATCTAACTCAACAACCTTTGTAAGATCAACATCTAAAAGAGAACTTACTAATGCTTCGTATGTTTCTTTTGAACAGTCCTCGAAGGGCGCCTGAGTATAAGTATGATTTGAGTATGGAAGCACTGAAAGTCCATTATAAGCTTCTCGGTTTTCCCACATCCATTCACCTACGTCCTCCCATTCATTATCACGAACTGAAATAGTTGCTGAAACATTGTGAGTGTTCTCGCCTTTTCTGTGTCCTGACTTAACCCACTCGTTTGATACACGCTGAACACGCTTGAGAAGCGAGAAAGCACTTTCTGTTCGGTAGATTGCGCTTTCTGGTGCTTTTTGCGGTACTGAAATAACAGCAGTATCGTGTGGGCGGAAGTATTCATCTTCAACAAGTTCTGGATGGTTCTCAGCAAGGTAAGAATAAATGGCTTCATTCTTTCCAACACGAAGACGACGAATGTAATAGTCATTGTGCCAAGCGTGAATACCTGATGAAGTTCCAAGAGTTAGTGAAGTTGTTCCTGCAGGCTTTACACAAGTTGTGCGGGCTGCTGGACGAATACCAATAAGGTCGGCAACTCTTTTATTTTCTTCCTTGACGGCTTTTGCGCCTGCTTCCATGTCTAAGTTTAGAACAGCACCTGATGCAATACCAGTCATTGAGACACCAACAAGAGCGTCTTTTTCTGTTGTTCTGCGCCAAACATCACGAAGGTAATGGAAGTCTGTGTATCCGGCTTGTAGTGTGCCCAAGAAAGCAGCAGCACGACAACGGGCTTCGTATTCTTCTTGAGAGTCAACATCTGAAGCATTGATCTCGGTTAGGTTGCAGAACTGATAAGGACGAAGTGCAATTTCGCAGCAAGGGTTGGTTCCCCAATCTTTATCGTTTGAAAGATAAATACCCGGCTCGCCTGAACCTGACTTGCGAATACGATCCCAAAGTGAAAGGAAGTATTCTTTTTCTACCTTGTGGCGAAGAATAACTGCTGAGTTGTTAGCACGACCACGGTGAGGATGTGTTTCCCACCAGTGCCCTGTCTTTGAAGCAATCATTTCATCATCATCAGCAGAAAAAAGAGAAATAAGCGCAGCACGACGAATACCACCAGCAAGTACAGCATCCGCAATATGACATACCATGTCGTGTACTTCAATTGGTGTAAGTTTATCGCCATCTTCTTTTTGTGAAAGAATGCCTTCAAGCTTGACCAAGCATTCTTTAAGTGGCTGTGGTCCTGGTGCTTTTCCGCCTGATGTAACAAGTCGTGCTCCTTTTGGTCTAATGTCTGAAAAGTCAAAACGAACTCTTGAAGTGCCTCTAAAATAAGAAGCAACAAGAGTTTTTACTGCATCAGCCCAGCCTTCAATGGAGTCTCCAATAAGAAAACGGCGGGTTCGCTTTTCATTTGGGCGTCGGATCTCTGGTAGTTTATCTACGTGGTGCCCCTGAACTGAATAACCTACACCTGTACCACCAAGAAGAAGGAACATTGCTTCTGAAAAAGCAGCAGGATGGTCAATAGGTAAATAAGCGCAGTTGTATACACGGTTTGGTGCTACTTCAATAGGCTTTCCGGCAAACTGCATTGATCGCATTGAAGGAAGAACCTTCTTGGGGCGAACGTAGTTTTCGTATACTTGTGAGATCTCATTTGTAAGATCTGGGTATTTCTTCATGTGCATAAGCATGTTACGATTTACCAACTCATCCCAAGTTTCCCTGCGGTTCTGGGCTGGATCGTATTTGGCGTACTTCATGTGTACTGTAATGTCTGATAAAATCTTTGTAGCAAGTTCCATTGTTTATTCTCCTTCTTCGTTTTTCATTTGCTTGTACTGCTCTCGCAGATGATTCATTTGTCTTTTTGCCGTATTCTTTTTTAGGTCTTCAATGGACTCGTTTGTGGGCTCCAAAACTCTGATCTTAACATTGCTTGTATCCATGAATAAAGGGAATACTAGCCCGTCAGCGCCATTACGATTCTTGGCGACATACAAACGTCCAGTGTTATTGTTGCGATCTTCGATCGTTCTGGAAAGTGAGCAAATAAAGTCAGCAACAAAACACTTGTTGAATGCTTCTGAAATAGCCTCCATCGTAACGATTTCAGCATTGACGCCAGAACGATTTGTTTGTGAAGCAGTCCAAATAGGACAAGAATACTTTTGTGCGAGTCCCCGTAGTTCCTCGTAGATAGATTCGAGCTCAAATCTCTTGTCTTTATAACTAGTGACTGACTTCAAAAGATCCGCATAATCAACAATAATTGTTCCGATTTTAATGCCTCGTGAAGCAAGCTTTTCTAAGTGTCGATCAAGAGTTGCGATAGACGCTGACTTTGTTGGGTATTCTTTTACAATAAGAGCGCCTTCTACTTCTTTGATAGAATCCAAAACATCTTCTTTTCTATTTTTTAGTTCGTTTAATTTGATCTCGGAAATACAAGAATCGTATCTTTGAGCAATGACTTTATCGGCAAGTTCTAGCGTGTAATGAACAACAGTCTTGCCGGCTTTTACTGCTTGTGCTCCCAAGTGAGTAAGAGCCATTGACTTTCCTGCTCCTGTTGGTGCAATAACAACACCAAGTTCGCCAATGCCGTGACCGCCTTGTGTTAGATCGTCAATAAGTGCCCAGCCTGTTGTGACTGGGTGTCTTGGTCTTTCTACATAGCGAGCGTCAAAGTCTTTGATAAAGTCGTGACCAAAGTCATTGTCCATACCAAGTTTTAGCGCTTCATCAATAACACCTTTGATCTCGTCAAATGAAGAGTTCTTGATAAGTGAAATAGAATGAAGAATAGCTTCTTGCAACTTTTGCTTTTTACAAAAGTCCAGTGCTTGGTTTTTAATGTAGTCCGAGTCAGCAACCACCTGAGAACCAATAGCCTTTGCGACAAAGTTTCTGATAGTTGCCTGAACTGACTCTGGTAGATCTGCAATTTCAGTTCTTACCAAAGTTTCCAAAGTTTCTTCCGAAGGATGAATGTTGTATTCTCTTCGGTGTTTAAATACAAGTTTAGTTAGTTCTTGGAGTGCCTTGTTTTCAAAAAAAGATACATCCAAAACTTCTTCCATTTGATCTGCAAAAGGTCGATCAAACATAATAAGCTTACATAGCTTTTCTTGAAAGGACTTACCAAATTTTTCAAATCCATCTGTATTATTGATGGCTGCGTTGTTCATCATGTTCATTGTCCCTCCTTTTTAGTTTATCTTTGGTTATTCATTACCATTCTTGAGTATAGCCGAATGGAAGACCAATCGTATGCTCCAATACCATCTTTGATAAGTGAAGCGTCAAAGTCTCGCTGAGAATACGAGAACGACTCATTATACACTTCTTTGATGCCGTCCGCAACCCCAATCGGAATGTTCGGAGCATAAAGCTGCATCATTTTATAATTACTCTGCAAAAGATCTTTTGACTCCAATAATTTCTTGTGAACTGCTTTTGGCTTTTCTTCTTTCTTGCAGACTTCTAGAATAGCATCAATACCATAGAACTTGTCCTCTGAGAGGAACGGAAATGCCTTTACAAGCGTCTTGATGCCCAAACCCTTAACACCGGGTAGGTTATCAGACTTATCGCCTTCTACGGCTCTTGCGAAAGCCATGTTGGTTGGATGCACTT